AAAGGAAAAATCGGACATGCCAGCAGGAAGACCACCAAAGCCGCTAGAACAAAAGCGCAAAACTGGCAGAACCCACAACACTGATTCAGGTGGGCGCAAACTTCCAGAGATTGCAACAGTCACAGTTTTGCCAATGGCAACTGCGGTTCCTGAACCACCAACTGATCTTGGTCTTGAAGGTCGTGACTTGTGGGAAAAAACTTGGAACAGCGCAATCACTTGGCTTTCACCAATCAGCGACATGAAGCAAGTTGAAAGCACTTGCCGGTTGGCTGATGATGTTGCCATTGCGCGGCAGGTCTATCGAACAACAAGAGATGTTGCAGATGGAAAATTGCTTGTATCCTTATCTGATGCATTGCAGAAATCGCTTGCAGTATTGGGCTTCAATCCTGTGAGCAGATCGCAACTGGGGGTTGCAGAAGTACGGCGGGCAACAGCACTTGAAGAACTCATCCGACAAAAAGAAGGCCGTCAATAAAACTTGGCCGCCGCAATTACTCACGCCAGTTTCGGCAGCAGATCGAAAACGCGGTGATGGAGAGTTATATTCTGCATTCATTGAAACTGTTTGTCGGGTCACCAAAGATTCAATTGCAGCACCAGCCGGTGAACTTCTAAGTCTTCGACCTTTCCAAACTGAATTGCTTTCACATCTGCTTGCACGCAGAACAGATGGAAGATTCAAACATCGTGCAGCCCTTGTTGGTATGGCACGCAAGAATGGCAAATCACAATTGGCAGCCGGTGTTGGTCTTGCTGGTTTAACACTTGGCGGTCAAGGTTCTGAAATTCTTTCTTGTGCAGCAGATCGTGATCAAGCACGAATTGTTTTTGGTACAGCCCGGCGCATGGTTGAACTTGATGAAGAACTGTCGCGGATGTTCAAGTTGTATCGTGATGCAATTGAATTTCCTGAAAAGGGTTCTGTGTATCGGGTTCTTTCTGCTGAAGCCTACACAAAAGAAGGTTTGAATCCTTCGCCAGTAATTATCTTTGATGAAGTTCACGCACAACCAACGCGGGAACTTTGGGATGTAATGTCATTAGCAGGTGGCGCACGCGCTGATTCCCTGCTGTTTGGAATTACAACTGCCGGTGTCAAGACAGCAAGCAATGGTCAAGATTCACTTTGCTATTCGCTGTACCAATACGGCAAACGAATTATCAGCGGCGAAGTTGATGACCCGTCATTTTTCTTTGCATGGTGGGAACCGGCAAATGCCGATGCCAACTTCAAAGACCCGCTGGCATGGGCTGAAGCCAATCCCGGATTTGATGACATCGTTGATGCAGAAGATTTTCACAGCGCAGTTTTGAGAACGCCAGAAGCAGAATTCAAAACCAAGCGAATGAATATGTTTGTCAGCACTTCAACTGCTTGGCTTCCAGATGGTTCATGGTCATCACTTGCACAACCTTCCCGCGAACCAGTTCCCGGCGAAGATGTTGTTCTTGCTTTTGATGGTGCATTCAGTAACGATTCCACCGCACTTGTTGCGTGGATGTTAGGCGGCGAAAAGCCACACCTGATGGTTGTTGGATTATGGGAAAGACCAGAAGATGCTGATTCAAGTTGGCATGTTCCAATTGCTGAAGTTGAACAAACAATCATCAACACTGCAAGAGATCAAAGATTCAATGTTCGAGAAATAATCTTTGACCCCGCACGCTGGCAAAGAACCATGATGGTTCTTGATGAAGATGGTTTGCCAGTGGTGAGTTATCCCAACAGCGCAGAACGCATGGTTCCAGCAACGCAGAAGTTTTATGAAGCGGTGATGAATCAATCATTCACACATGATGGTGATGAAAGACTTGCGCGGCACATTGGAAACTGTGTGACAAAGCAATCTTCGCGTGGTGTGATGGTTGCAAAAGCGTCTTCCAAACGCAAGGTTGATGCGGCAGTTGCAGCAATCTTTGGATATGACAGAGCAACACAGCCACAAGAAAAAGCAAAACCCGTTGCAAGATATTTCTCTGTGAGGACATAAATGAAAAAAGGTTGGATTCTGATTGGTCTTGAAGTGATCGGTTTGGCAATTGCCAGTGTTGGTTTGCTTATGGTTTCAGTTCCAGTTGCATTGATTGGTCTTGGTGGGTTCATCGTATGGATTGCAGAAAGAGCGAGTGAATGAGTATTTCAAAACAATTGCGGAAATTTGAGAAGCGCCAAATCAGCGCAAAGAATCAATATGTTGAACCGCTAATTCCGGGAAGACCTGCCTACACAACACCAGCCGGTGTTGATGTCACACCAGACACAGCCCTGCGCATGTCAGCGGTGTATGCATGTGTTCGCTTACTTGGTGACACAATTTCATCACTTCCATTGGGTGCGTATGTTCGCCGGGGTCGCAATCGTATTTCCTACGCAGCAGCATTTGGTGAACAACCTGTTTGGATTAACAAGCCAAATCCAGAATCAACCAGACTTGAATTCATCGAACAAATCATCACATCTTTGAATCTTCATGGAAATGCTTTCATCCTGACAGTTCGGGATGACATGGGCGAAGTTGTTGAATTGTATGTGCTTCATCCTGATGATGTTCGCATTCAACGCAATTTTGAAGGCATGCCACTTTCTTACATAGTGCGCAACCCATACACAAAAGTTGCTGAAATTCTCACACCAAATGACATTTTGCACATCCCGATGTTTAGACTTCCCGGACATCTTCTTGGATTATCACCAATTGGTGCAGCGCGAATGAGCGTTGGCGGTGCAATGGCTGCTGAAATTTATGCCGCATCTTACTTTGGAAATGCAGCAAATCCCGGCGGCGTTATTGTTTCACCAAATGAATTGACTGAACAACAAGCACAAGAAATTGTGACCAACTGGAACATTGATCATGCTTCACCATATCGTGCAGGAAAAGTTGGAATCCTTTCTGGCGGCGCTGACTTCAGACCATTGACAATCAATGCCCAAGATGCACAGATGCTTGAAACCCGCAGATTCGGTGTCGAAGAAATTGCCCGGTTGTACCGCGTTCCGCTTTCACTTCTTGGTCATCCAGTTGCAGGTTCTATGTCATTTGCATCTGTTGAAGCACAGAACCTTTCTTTCGTTCAGCATTCATTGCGCCCATTGCTTGAAAGATTAGAACAAGCACTTTCAACACTGCTTCCAGAATCAGATGCATTTGTGAAATTCAATCTTGATGCACTTCTTCGTGGCACAACATTGGAACGCTATGATGCTTACACAAAAGGATTGCGTGAAGGTTTCCTTTCACTCAATGATGTGCGTTCAGTTGAAGACCTTTCACCAATTGGTGAAGCCGGTGATCAATATCGTGTTCCATTGCAAAACATTGATGCAGCGGATGCAAGCGATGTTGGATTCAATCTTCGTTCTGAAATTGCAGCCCGACTTGTGCAAGTTGGTTATGAGCCAAGCGAAGTTCTTTCTGTTGTTGGGATTGACCCAATCAAGCACACAGGTATTCCATCAACACAACTTCAACAAGTTGCACAGATTGACCCTGCTGACCCTGCCGCAGTTTATGAAGTCAAGAGCAACCGCAGCGCACCAAATGTTGATGTTCATGCACCAGAAACAATCATCAACATTCCAAACACAGAAGTTCGTGTTGATTCCCCAATTCTTAATGTTGGTGCGCCAATCTTGAACATGGATGCACCACAGGTTCACATGGATGCACCGCAGTTCACAGTTGAAGTTGAACCAAATATCATCTTGCAACAAGCAGCCGCCCGAAAAGTAATCCGCACAGTTGAACGCGATGAACACAATCGAATTGTGCGAATCATTGAAGAAGAAGTGGAAGGCTAAGCATGGCAACAGGATTGAGCGCCTATCTTGCAAATTCGCTTCTTGATTCAGTTGGAAATGCCACAAGTTTTTCTGTTGCAAATGTGTATGTGAAATTGCATGTCGGTGACCCCGGCGCAAATGGAACTGCAAATGCAGCAACCGAAACAACACGCAAGGCATGTGCTTTTGCTGCCGCATCCGGGGGTTCAATTTCATCTGATGCAGATGTTTCATGGACAAACATTTCTGGAAGTCAAGATGCAACATTTTTCACCACTTGGGATAATGCATCAACTGGAAACTTTTTGTTCTCTGGAACAATCATTGGTGATGCCTATACTGCTGGCGATACTTTCACAATTCCTTCCGGCTCACTTACTGCATCACTTATTGTTGCAAGTTAGCAGATAAGCATGGCGCAATTTCTGCGGTTTCAACTTGATCTTTCCCCACTAGATTCAACAAGTTATGGTCTAGATGGAGATTTTGCATTTACAGAAGAAGGCGTTGCAACAGCAAGTTCAGCACTTACAGCAACGGCAAATGCAAATGTTCTTCCACCTTCGCCAGCATCAAGCACAGATTCACTTACTGGTTCAGTTCAATTTGTTCAACCAAACAATTTTATTCCGAAAAAAGAAGTTCAAAAACCTGTAAATGTTGTCACAGCAAATGCACTTTCTTTCAATGTATTCAATGCAAATGCAACAAGTGTGATTGAATTTTCTATCCTAGAAGAAGACAATGAACTTCTTCTTCTCATGTAAGGAAGGTCAATGCCATACTTCATCAGCGATAAGCAAGGCGATTGCAGCGGATGGGCAGCAGTAAAGCAAGAAACTGATGGGTCATACACAACAATTGGTTGTCATCAAAACAAACAAGATGCGATTGATCAAATGGTTGCAGTTTCTATTTCTGAAGATATGGAACCCGGCGGGGAAATTAACAAACGCCAAGTTGATTTGACTGTTCCAACCTATGTTCGACAAAACGCACAACGAGGTTTGGAATGGCTTCGTCAAGGTTTTGGCGGCGATGGTCTTACCGAAAAAACCAAACGCGAAGCAAGAGAAATGGCAGATGGTTCGGTGAGTGAAAGCAAAGCACGCCGCATGGCTGCTTGGTTTGCCCGTCACATGGTTGATTTAGATTCGCCAGAAGTGGGCGATGAATCAAAACCAACAGCGGGAATGGTTGCACATGCACTTTGGGGCGGCTATCCAAAAAGCGAAAGTGACCGGGCAATGAAGTGGGCGCAACGCAAGGTTGCGGAATTAGATGCAGAAGCCGACAATTCAAGGAGCAAACAAGTGGCAAAAAAGATTGAACGCCGCACATTCGCGGTTCAAAAGATTGAAGCAAGAGCAGCAGAAGATGGAACAATGCGCCTTTCAGGGTATGCAGCAGTTTTTGACAATCCATCAGTTCCGCTTCCCTTTGTTGAAAGAATCGCACCGGGCGCATTTCGCAAAACACTTTCTGAAATGCCAGATGTTCGGTTGCTGATAAATCATGAAGGTCTTCCATTGGCAAGAACAAAAAATGGAACATTGACATTGAGTGAAGATGAAGTTGGCCTTCGCTTTGATGCGTTGATTGCTGACACAACAGAAGGCCGCGATTTGTACGCGCTAGTTGAGCGCGGCGATTTAGATCAAATGAGTTTTGCTTTTCGCGTTATTCGTCAGGCTTGGAATTCAGATCGCAGCGAACGCACATTGAAAGAAGTTTCCCTTGCAGATGGAGATGTTTCAGTTGTC